GATCCGACGCTGTTCAACCAGTACATCCCCGACCGCTACCTGCCGCTTTACGTGGTCGGCTCCGGCATCCTGACGGAATATCTGCGCCGGCGCGGCGCCAAGGATCTCTGACATGCTCAAGCTCGTCACCGTGCTGATCCAGAAACTGTTGCCCTACGCGGCCGTCGCCGGCGCCGCGCTGGCGGCGTTCGGCGTTGCGCTGTGGCGCGCTCGCGCCAAGGGCGCGGCGGCCGAGAAGGCCCGCCAGGCGGCCGAGGAGGCCAAGGCAAAGAACATCGCCGACCAGGTCGACAATGACGTCGGCGCCCTGCCCGGGGCCGCCGTGCGCGAGGAGCTGAAGACATGGGATCCAAAGCGCTAGCGCTCGCGTTGTTGCTGGCGATCGCCGGCTGCACCCACACGGCCGGCACATTCTGCGACGTGGCGAAGCCGAATCGGCTGTCGGCCGAGGCCGTCGACCAACTCACCGACGCGGAAGCCAGGGCGCAGCTGGCGCATAACCGCAAGGGGCAGAAGCTTTGTGGATGGAAGCCTTGAAGCATGAGCGCCAATGACCTGATTGCCCTGATCGGGCTTGCCGGCACGATCGTCGGCATCATCGTGGCGATCATCGCCTCTCACCGCACCACCAGCGACAAGATCCAGAAGGGCGATGAAGCCTTGCATGACCGCATCAACCGGGTGCGCGACGAGTACGTCAAGCGCGCGGATCTCGACAGCCACATGGCGCGGATCGAGGCGAACGTGAAGGAATTGCGCGAGGAGAACCGCGAAGGCACGCGCGAGATCAACCGCCGGCTCGACCAGGTGCTGACCACATTGCGACCCGGTACAGGTCCCGCGCGCCGTGCGTGAGGCCGTGTGAAAAGTGGCAGGTTTTGTGCCGTTTTCACACGGACCTTTCGCCTAACATATTGATTTCATTGGAAGCCGGGCAGGTTCAAATCCTGCCACTCCGACCAGATCGAAACCTCCCGCAAATCCCCCGCAAAGCCATACGCCGAAAGGCTTTGCGCGTTTTTCTCGGATGGAACAGAAGCGGAACGTGTGACGCCGTGGGACAGGTCACACGTCACATATGTGACTTTGGCCGTTCCGGCGTTGTTCACGCCGCTTCCCTGTGCAGCTTTTCGTCGATGGTCTTCAGCCGCTGCGTGACGGCGTGCAACAGCGTCAGGATGGCGCTGGTGAGGCGCAGCCGCTCGGCCGGCTCGGCCTCCTGATGGATGAAGATCAAAAGGTCGATGATGTCCTCCGTTTCGCATAGATGAAGATCGATCGCGTTGATGTCCATTTCCCTCGACGCTCCCTTGCGCGTTGCCTTCCCGACTTCCCGAGCTCATGGGTGCCACCGCCCTGCTCGTCCCGCTCTTTGGTTCGGCGGGTGAGGCAAAACTCGCCGACATCGTAAACGTGATCAATCGTTAGAAAATTTGGTTGTGGACGCGTGTGAAAAGCGGGGAGCAGCGCCGCCGCGTTAGCAAAATGTATACCACCGGTGGGACGATTTCCGTGGCCATCGCTTTCGGCCATAACATCGGAATGCCGAGTTACCATCCAAGCTTTCACCTGCGTCTTTCCGACGAATTGCTCAAGCGGATCGAGGCCGTCGCGGCCGAGAACAACCGCTCGGTGACGGCAGAGATGCGCGACAGGCTGGAACGGTCTTTCGAGATCGACGCGGCCGATCGCGGCAAGGCCTTGCAGCTGATCACCGAGGCGGCGAAGATCCTGCAGAAGGGCTCGATATAGCCCGCAATTCTACGATTTGCTGATCGCCAGGAAGCGGGCAAGGTCGGCTTCCTTGCCCGACAACTTGCGGGCCTTGCCATCCGGCTTGACCAGGTAGACAGTGTGCCATTTGTCGGTGGAGTAGTAGATTCGGCCGTCGACCATCTCGACGGTTTCGGCGCCGGCCGGGATCTTCGTAGTCGCCACTTAGTCCAGGCCCGACCGCTTGCGCGCCATATCGCGTAAGGCCTTGCCGTAGGACTGCACAAGCTCGGAGTTCATCATGCCAGCCAAGATCTTGGCAGTACTCTCGAGCTCGAAGTCATCATTCAGCATTTCGAACCCGCCACCATCGCGTAAACGGGCAACAGTCCAGCGTCCATTGCGCTGCGCCGGCTGCCAGAGCTGCACATCGATCTTCACCGCGCCGTCTCCTTCGCCTTGCCCTCGATCTCGGCCAGTTGGCGCGCGAACCATGCCTCGAGCTTCTTCATGCCTTCCTGCGCGAAGCTCGGGTCGATGTCGACATAGTGGCCGAGCACCGCCTCGCCGCCGCCGAAGGCATGGCCGGAGAAGCCTGCCACCTGCCACTTGTTGCAGCCCGCGCGCGCCAGCCAGGACAGGCACGTGTCGCGCATGTCCTGGTCGCGCAGGTCCGCCAGCGAGGGCTGCAACGCGATGCCGGCCATGCTGAGCTCCGCCGCGACGTTTCGCGAGCCGAACAGCGCCTTCCATTCCTTGTCCACCTTGCCGGTGGTGGCGTCGAGCGCCGGCGTGCCGAAGGCGAGCGCCTGGCGCAGCATGCGGAACACCTTGCCGTAGCGGCCTTCCGTCCAGGCGCAGTTGCCGGCCTCCCACTGGAAGACCGGCTGCGCGCCGAGGTGCCGGACCTTGCGCCGGCGCCTGGCGGCTTCCATCCGCGCGGCCAGCATCGCCGAGCACGGGATCAACAGGCGCTGGCCGATCGCGTCCTTCTTGTGCGGCGAAAACAGGATGCCGTCCGGCGAAACCTGCGTGTCCACCAAAGCGCGGCGGTCGTTCTGGCGCTGCGCCGTCCAGGCGCCGGCGCAAAGCATGTCGGCTACGTCATGCAACCGAAGCGCGTCGGCGCCGGCGATGAAGGTCATGAACTCCCGCACCGTCGCCGGCCGCACGCGCTTCGGCAGCATCGGCAAGGTTTCCTCGCTGTCCGCCGCCGGATTGTGATGCACCAGCCTTTCGCGCCGGCCGGAGGCGAAGGCGACGGAGATGACGCCGCGCACCGCCCTCGCCTGCGCCAGGCCGTGCGCCTGCTCGATGGCGTCGACCAGGCCGTCGAGCACCGGGCCGGTCAGATCGTCGGCCGGCTCGTGCCACCACTGGCCGCCCTCGAAGTTGCGCAGGCAGTTGACCGACTTGCGATAGTTGCCGATCGTGGTGTCGGCCAGCGGCCGCCGCTTCTTCTTTCCCTGCGCGATAGCCTTGCCCTGCATGCGCGGGCTGACAAGGAAAGCCTCCATGACCTGGCTGATCGAGACGCGACCGTCCGTGCGGGCCTTGACCATGGCTTTCGCCGTCTTCTTCACCGTCGTCTCGCCGGCGGCTATTCGTGCGCGCCTGTCGGCGAGCTCGAGCTGGCGCGCCTGCGACCAGCGAATAGCCTCGTCAAGCGTGAACCACCGGCCGCGCGAACCGTGGCGCAGGTCCTCGCCCTTGTAGCCAAGCGCGCGCGCGGCCGGCGACGGGAAGAAGCGCGGCCGGCCGTCGCGCCAGGTGACAAGCGGAATATTGATCTCGACCTTGCCCATGGGGCGCGTCTCGCGTGGGAGCCTCGAACCGGCGAACATGGAGAAGTCCTTTCGGGTTGTCAAAACGGGCTGTGGATCAGGCGACCATCGCCGCCGGCGGCAGCGGGATCTCGCCAGTGTGCGGCCGCCACAGATGCAGGCGACACGCTGACATGGTCCCAACCGTCGCCATTCGAAGCGATGATCCGCAGCTGGCGCTTGTCGATCGGCGACAGCACGACGAAGGCACCGCAGATCGCGTCGCCTGCGGGATGAACGCCCCACAGCATGGCGATGTTAGGTGGCAGCATGACGCGGTATCGGCTCAGTTCATTCAGGTTGCGCATGGTTTCCTCTGGAAGAAATTCGGCGGGCGCCACTCACGGCCGCCCGCCCAAGGTGCTCGCCGAACTCTCGTCGACGGCGAGATTGATGAGGCCCGGCGAGTACGCGGTGGGAGGTCGAACCATCCCGCCAGGCCGATCCCCTCTCAAAGGGATCTGTTCATGCGCGCCGCCGGCGGCGCGAATTGCTGATCGTCCTGCTTGGCGATCGCCCGGCGGATGTCGCCGGCGATCTTCGTCTCGCCTTCGACGGCGACCAGGCCGAGCCAGCGATCGAGCGTTTCGCGCTGCAGCCGGCTCATGGCGATCAACGCCAGTTCCTCGACATGATCAGGGGCAATCATGCGCGCCTCCGCTGGCGGCGCTCGATCATCACGCCGTAGGTTGCGAGGCCTCTGCCAGTAAGCGTGAGCTTGCTGCCCCTGGCGCTGATCGTGTCGAGCCGGACGAGGCCCTCGCGAATGAGGCCCTGCGCCAGCTGCCGCGTGATGCGGTGCGGCGGGCGGCCGTAATAGCCGCCGGCGTTGGCGTAGAGATCGTGGTCGTGGACCATCTCGAGGCCCTTGCGCTCGGCCGTGGTCAGGCGCGCGGGATCCAGTGCGGGGAGCTGCGCGATCATGTGTTGCCTCCCCGCGTGGCCGTGACGCGAGCGGATCGCTGCGTCGAATTTGGCGGAGCCTTGCCGCTCATCAGGCCGACGACCGCCTCTGTGAAGGCCTGCATTAGCTGATCGAGAGCCACGAGCTGGTTGCCGCTGCTTTTGGCTGCGCTGACAGCGGCCGAGCCCATGATCGAGCCCATGGCTTGCACGATGAAGCCTTGCGGCACACCGCGATTGGCTAGATCTGCCTGGCCGACGAGCAGGAACTCGATCGCCGGAATAAGCCGCTCCTGCGCATCAATGCCGAGCTTGCCTTCCTCGCCTACCGCAATCCGCGCCGCCGCGATCGCGTCGGCCGACGTCTTCCGACACATGTTGGTGATGGCCTCGAGGTCGTAGTGGAACGGAGCGTTCATCCGAACCTCCGCTGCAGCGGTGTCGGTGCATTGGCCGGCTCGGCGCCGGCGTCAGCCTGGCCGTTGATTTCCAGCCAGCGCATGATGGCCGGCTTGGACCAGCCGTTGATGCCGGGGAGTTTTTTCGGGAAACCGTTCGCCTCGAGCTCGAGGCGGTGGTTGTCAAAGCTTACGCGGCATGTCCAGTTCAGGAGCCGCGCGACCTCGATCGCGCTGATCACCTGCCGTTCGGCCGGCCGCTCCACAAGCCGCCCGGGCAGTACCTGCATATTCATGGCTTACCTCGCAAATCAGTTGCGAGATAAGAGATGATCCAAGATGTGCTTTAATGCAACTGTCTTTTCAAAAAAAGCTAACGGCCAGTGATTTTGGTTTCACGTGGAACAATGGTCTTGAGCCGCTCGACCTGAAAAGACACGACACCTTCGAAGGCTTCCGCGCTGCCGTTCTGCGCTTTCGACAGCCAGTCGGCGAGCTCGACCACGGCGCGCGCGACCTCTGCCGGCGAGGCGAGCTGCAGGGCCGACTTGCGATGCAGGGCGGCGATCGTCTGCTCCACGGCGTGGCGGAAAGCCTGGTAATCCGGCGAGATCGGTGGCGAAACGCCGAAGGTGCGAACGATCTTGTCGATCGTCGTCGACGACAGCGCCGTGGGGTGATCGGGATTTGCCGCGAGCCTGGTGAGCGTGGTCGGCACCAGGCCGGCCTGCTTAGCAATTTGTGTGACCGTCAGATTGTTCAATTGCGCCGGCAGCGCCAGCAACCATTCGCGATGCAGCTGGATCAACTCCCGAGCTGCCCCTGTGGATCCCTCATCCTTCGCCATTCGCCGAACTCCAAACATCGGAGTTGCAGGGTGCGTTATGGGGATAGCTGACGCGACTTGTACAAACACACTTGACACATGAAACGCAAATCAGATTTGAAGTGCATTAATGCACACAGTACGAGCGAAAGCGCAATGGACAATCGCACGGAAATCCTGAGCAGCGCAGCAATTGCGGCCCGCGCCGACGCGATCGGCGTGCCGCTGTCGAAGCTTGCGACCGAAGCCGGGCTGGCCGCCTCGACGCCGTCGCGGTGGAAAACCGGCGGCGCCACTGACCGCAAGCTGCGCGCCGTGCAGCGCGTCCTCGAGGCGCGCGAGCGGGCGCTGCTTCAATCCCTGATGCGCCTCCATCCCGACCTAGTCGAGCAGGAGGCAGCATGAGACTGCCTGTCGCGCGAGAGGACGGATATTGGCTGCTCGACAAAGGCCGGGCGCAGTTCGTGCCCATGCAGAAACCGAGCCTGGTCGAGATGGCGCGGGCGCTGCCCGACAGCGTGTTCCAGGAGGACGGCAAGGCCAAGATCATTTCCCTGCTCGAGCGGAAGGAACGCCGGCAATGAGCGCCTGGTATCGCCGCGCGTGCGATCGCGCGTTCAACCTTGGCCTGTCGATCGGCGAGCTGATCCGGCGCTGTCACGGCGATATCGGCAACCGCCAGATGGTCGCGGCGGTGCTCGAGCTCGAGACGATGCTGCAGGCCGACGAGAGGAGGGGCGCATGAGCCGCTTCACCCGCTTCGTCTTCGCCGACGCCTTTGAGGGCCAATACAAGGACAAGCCGGCCTTCATCGAGGCGATCCTCGGCCGGCTTAAGATCGAGGCCCGCCAGGACGGCTGGCCTGGCGTCCAGCTCGAGGACGTCGACTGGATCGAGGCGAGGGACAAGCCGCCGATCGCCGTCATCCAGATCCGCCCCGGCCATGGCGACGTCAATGTCGCCGACGTCCGCATCATGCTCGCCGAGAAGAAGCGGCGGGAATTCAGGCTCGTAGCGGAGGATGCAGCTTGAACATTGCAGTCCGCCAGGCCGAGCTCGAGGAGCTGCGTGAGGAAGTCCGGCAGCTCAAAGAATTGCTGGCGCCGGCGATCTGGACGCCGCGCGAATGGCAACTCACCACATCAGAAGCGACCCTGTTCGCCCATCTCTGCAGCCGTTCGATTGCCACCAAGGAAAGCGCCACCGCCGCCATGTTCGGCATGGCCGACTATGACCGCGACCCGAAGAGCGTCGACGTCTGGATCCACAAGCTTCGCAGCAAGCTCAAGCCTTTCGGCCTCGATATCGAAACCGTGTGGGGTCGAGGCTGGGAACTCATCAACCGTTTGCACTGGCGCACGGTGCTGGAAAAGGAGGGACACATGCCGGGCACGGCGAGAGTTGCCGTTTCTTTCACGCTCGACCAGGCGATTTATGCCGGCATCGAGCGGCGGGCCGGGACCATGGGTAAGAAGCCGGCCGATTACGCGCGGCAGCTGTGCGAGGCCGCATATGCTGCCCGCGTCGGCGCCGAGAAGAACATGCCCGCGACCGACCACGATCTCGACCAGGCGGTGCGGGCAGTATTCTGCCTCGCCGGCGAGTTTTCGCCCAAGGCGATCGCCAAGGCGACAGGCCTGACCGAGAACCTGGTCGATGACATCCTGCGCGGCTTCAAGGCCGTCGCCGGCGAGATGCGCGATCGGCCGCCGGCGGACAAACGCCAAGCGCCGACCGAGCAGCCGACCTTGCGGCGCTTCACGGCTGACGAAATCGACGTCATCCGCAATCTGTGGCGCGAGGGAAAGCTGACGTCGGAAATCGCGGCAACGCTCGATCGGTCGACGAAGGTGATCGAAAATTTCGCGTCTCGGCATCGCGATATCTGCCCTGCAAGACGAGTTTTGGCATGAGCGACAAGGTTCCGATGATCGACCAGCTGCACAACGCTTTCGACGATCGCGCGCGGGCCGACGTGCTCCTGCGCTGCCCCGACGCCGTCATGCTGAAATACGAGACGCCGTTCCTCAATGCCTGCCGCGGCTTCCCCGCCGGCGAGGCCTTCGTGCTGTTGCGGACCAACGCCATGCGCATGGTGCGCTCCGCTGCCGGCGGCCTGCCGGGCGGCATCGCGCTCGAGCTCGAGACGCTGCGCGCCGAGCTGACGGCGTTCGCCGCCGGCGCGAAAGTCTTTGCCCCGCCCGTAAGCTCCTCGCCCCCTGGCTCGTCGCTGGCGGGGGCCCCGGACGCGTTGGACATCTAGACCCGGCGCGGCGCCCCCGCCGGGCCTTTGTAAGCGTTGCGTTTCAAGTGAGTTCCAGGCGGCGCCCGGGTGAGTACGGGCGCCGCCGCCAACCAACAACGAGAAAAGCCATGCGGGGACGACGACGCATCCTGGAGCTCAACTACAACGTGGCCGGCGCCCGCGCGTCCTTCCTGCGCGTGGCGACCGTTGTCTCGGCAGCGACCGGCGTTTCGATGGCCGCGATCCTCGAGCAGCAGCTCGCCGGCCGGCCGAACCGCGGCCGCAAGGATCCGAAGACCTTCGCCAGGCTGGCGACGACCTATCTCACCGTCACCTCCTGCAACGTGCGCCAGGGCACGCTGGCGCGAATGCTCGGCCGGCACCGCCGGCGGATCCTCGACGACGTGCGCCGCATCGAGGACGCGCGCGACGACGCCAAGGTCGACGCGCTGCTCGATCGGCTGGAGGCGATGCTGTGATGCTCACGTGCCACCGCTGCCCGAGGCAGATCGCATTCCGCGGCTCGAAGCGCGACCTGTTCGCTCGGCTGTTCGGCTGGATCATCGTGGGTAAGCGCTATTTCTGCCCGACATGCGGCGGCGTTGACGAGGCGCAACTATGAGCTATTTCCCGCCCGTCACCGCGCACGCCATCCTGCGCTATCTGACGCGCATCGAGGACTTCGACCTGCGCCCGCTCGTCAAGCAGCTTGGCCGCGACGCCGGCAACTGGCCGCTGGCGCGCGCCGCGGCTGACCGGTTCGGCGTGCCGGTGATCGAGCTGCAGAAACGGATCTGCCCCGAACACCTGGCGCCGGCCGTACGGGGGGGGGCAGCCCGGATCCGTCGCGAGGGCCTCGTGCTCATCTGCAGTGGCGGCCTGGTCGTCTCCATCCAGGAGGACATTCATCACAGCGCCTGCAAGGTCCGCTCGAAGCGCGAGATCAAGGCCGAGCAGCAACGCAGCGATCGGCGGCGTAGATGATCGACCTGCGCGAGATCCGGCAAAGGCTGCAGGATGACATCGTGGCGCTTTGCCGCGAGCTGGTGCCTGGCGGGCGCATCAACGGCAATTACTGGATCGGCCGCAATCCGATCCGCGACGACAAGCACGCGGGATCCTTCTGGGTGCTGATCAAGGGTCCGGCCCGCGGCGCCTGGCGCGACGAGGCCGGCGTGCGCGGCGTCGACGACGGCGACGTGATCGAGCTGGTGCGCTACTGCAGGCGCCTGCCGGATCTGTCCGAGACGCGCAAGGAATGCCTGAAATGGCTCGGCCTCGGCGCCGATGGCGGCCAGCGCATGAGCCCGGCCGAGATCGCCGCGCGGGACAAGAA